GTGCCGACCCCACGGAATTTCTACGAAATCTCAAATCTAACTAACGAAACACAAAACGCGACACGATTGTCGCATATCCTAAACCAATGACCGCAAAACCAGACAGCGCACGCACCATCTGCAAAGAGGTGGGACTGTCCTTGTCTCAATGGCAGAAAGCAAAAGACGCAGGCGTCGACGTGAAGGACATCGAAGCCATGCGGGCGTTTCGAAAAACCCTCAACACACGGGTCAACCGCAAAAAGAAAACGACATCTGATCCGTTGCCGACGCAATCCGGCACCATGAGTTTTGAGCAGATCGAGGCCGAGCTGCGCCGCCCCGACCTAGATCCGAACACCGCCCGCACGCTCAAACTGCGCATCGAATCACTGCGCGGCATGGTCAAATATCAAGCTGAGATGGGAAAGCTGGTATCGCGCGCCGAGGTCGAGGAGCATTTCGTCCGTGCCGCGATGGGCATTCAAGCATTCCTTCGCCGCTACGAGCGGGAGATACCTGGCCTGTGCCTTGGCTTAACCCTTTCGCAATCCGTTCCAATCGTGAAGGCTAAGACACGGGAATTGCAGGACATGCTCGCCAACCTCCAAGGCGAGTTTTGGAAAGACCACCCAGACACCGAATCATGATTGAGGTATTTGCCCGCAACCTGAAATCACAATCCGACCTGCACCCGGCGGACTGGTGCGCGGAGCACGTCCACGTTGAGAACTCGGAGCGCGGGGACAAGTTCGACCCGTCACAAACGCGCTGGTGGATCAAGCCGATGGGCTGCTATGCGGATTTTGAGACGCGGCAGATGGTCTGCCTGATGCCGACCGGCACGGGCAAGAGCACGTTCTTCGAGGCCATCAACTGCTGGATCGCAGCGGAGTCGCCGGGATCGACGCTCTACGCCTCGATCACCGACCCGAACGCCGAGCTTTGGGGCGAAACGCGATTCCTGAAAGCCGCGCGGAAATGCAAGCCGCTGGATCACCTCTGGCCGAAAAATCAGCGCAACGCCATCCGGCGGGACGCTATCGTCTGGCCGCACATGTTCATGGTTCTCGGTGGGGCGAACATGAGCAACTTCCAAGAAGTCTCGATCACCTACGGATGCGGCGACGAGGCGTGGGAATGGAAGCACGGCATGGTGCGGGAGTGGAATGCTCGATCCCATAACCGCGAGAATCGGAAATTTACCCTGGTATCCCAAGGCGGCGAGATCGCCAACGAGGACGGGCAAGGAACTACGAGCGAGCTACACGCCGAGCATGACAAATGCCGGAAGTGGGATTTCGCGTGGCAATGCCCGGAGTGTTCGCATGTCCAAGCGTTCGCGTTCGAGTCGCTGAAATTCCCAGAAACCGGAACCAACCAGGAGCGGGCAGATGCGGCCGTCATGGTCTGCGCTGGGTGCCAGCATGAGTTCGCCGACACCATATCGAACCGCCGGATGCTGCATGACAGCTACAAAGAAAACGATGGCTACCTCCTGACAAGCGACAACGGGCAGCGCGGCTACGAAGGATTTCACGCCGACCGGACAGCCGTCTGGTGGCAAGCATGGGGCGAGGACGTGCTGCGGAAGCTCGCGGCAGACCAGCAAGCCAAGGCCGGTGACTACACCGCATTGAAGCAGTGGACGCAGAAAGACCGGGCGCGGGGCTGGACAGACAACCTGCAAGCGTCCGAGATCAAGCTGGCGGCGAGCGGCTACACGCGGGCGGACTTCATCGACGGGCAGAAGATCGACGGCGAGGTCGTGAGGTTCTGCACGATAGACGCTGGCGGCGATCATTACTGGCTCAGAATCCGGGCATGGTGCCAAGGCGGCGAGTCAAAAGGACTCTTCGCCGCCTACATCAACACCGTCGAGGAGTGCGAGGAAATCCGCAGCCGCTACGGAGTCGAGCCGCGCCACACCTTCCTCGATGTCGGATTCGATCAAGAGCGCATGGCTGGGATCATCGTCCGGTATGGATGGCAGGGCATGAAGGGCGACGGCAACCGCAAGAGCGGCTGGGATTGGCCGGTGAAGGGCGACCCTACAAAAAAGGAAATCCGGCTTTACTCGAAACGCTGGTATGCACTGAGCAAGGAAAAGAAGCAGGCCGTTTGCTGGCACATCGCCACCGAGCCGATCCAATACATCCTGCACCGGCTGATGTCCGGTGAAGGTGCTGCGTGGATGGTCGAGGACGACGCGCCGCCGAGCTACGGGAAGCACCTCAACGGCGAGCGGATCGAGACGACCCGCGATGCGAAGGGCAAGGAAATCCGCAAGTGGGTTCGCAAGGGCGCGAACCACCTGCGTGACTGCGAAGCGTATCAGGTGGCTGCCGCGCTCATGTTCCGAATCTTCACCCCGCCAAAAGACGATGAGTAAAAAGCGCGGAGTCTATCGAAGCAGGCGCACCGAGACGAAGAAGCGGGCGGATGATCGACGGCGCGAATCAGGGATTTACTACGAAGAGGAAAAGAAGGTCTGGGTATCGCTGAAAGGTAAGCAGGTGCCGCCACCGTTGAAAATCAGACCACGGTATCTGACCCCGACCGACATTGACCCAGAGACGAAAAAGGAACTAGCGCGAGCGGTAAGCGGATCATCCCTGATGATTGACCGCTACGAGGCATCCAGGATCATCATCGCCGACGCTATCGAGCGCGGACTGGCGAAGGCAGCCGACGATGGGTGCGAGGAGTGAAAAAAAAGTCTTTACAACCTCATAGGCATTGCCTAGTTTCAACGCATGGCCAAGCCGAAAGCATTTGATTCATGGACACCTGAGCAGCAGGATGCTTGGTGGGTGAAGCAGCGTGAGCACAAACGCAAGTATGCCGCAGCCAACCCTGAGAAACTTGCGGAGAAACGCCGCAAGCATTACGCAGCCAACCGTGAGAAGTTCGCGGAGTATCAACGCAAGCGTCGCGCAGCCAACGCTGATAAGGTTGCGGAGAAAGCCCGCAAGTATTACGCAGCCAACCGTGAGAAGATCGCGGAGAAAGAGCGCAAGCGTCGCGCAGCCAACCCTGAGATCGCGGAGCATAAACGCAAGTGGCGCGCAGCCAACGCTGAGAAGCTTGCGGAGGAGAAACGCAAGTATTACGCAGCCAACCGTGAGAAGTTCACGGAGAAAAATCGCAAGTGGCGCGAAGCCAACCGTGAGAAGTTCGCGGAGTATCGACGCAAGTGGCACGCAGCCAACCGTGATAAGATTGCGGAGCAAAGACGCAAGCATCACGCAGCCAACGCTGAGAAGCTTGCGGAGTATTACCGCAAGTATCGCGCAGCCGCCCGCCAGCAATCCGCCGCTGACCAGTTCTTCGTAATGGCTGGAGCCGCACAACAGATTTCCGAAGCAATAGGAAAACCAAAACAGAAAACAACATGACAACAACACTGACAAACCAACAGGCACAAATCGACGCATTCATCACTCACTTCCGCCGTGGCGTGGAAGAGTGGATCACCGCAGGGGAAATCCTCGTCCAGATGGTCGAGCAAGACCCTTACGTTTACGACTACATCATCCAGCAATGCCCGCAGATCAACGCTGGCATCCTCGGACGGTTCGAGCAGATGGGGCGCAAGACCTTGCACCCGCAGCTCCTGCTGACCGCATCGCCGGGCTTCGCCAAGCTCCAACGCCTCCCCTACTCGCTGCAAGAGCGATACATCGAGGAGCCGGTGCCGGTGATCGTCCACACCGAGGACGGCACGGACGTGCTGCTGGTCAAAGCTAAGGACATGACCAAGGAGCAGGCTGCGCAGGTCTTCGCCCCCGGACGCATCCGCACCGAGGGCGAGCAGAAAGCCTTTCTCGTGCAGCAGGCATCCCACCGCGCCAGCGACAAGAAGGAAGCCGTGGACAGGCCGTGGAAGATTCGTGGCCACCGAGCAATCATCAACGGCGTGGAGTTCACGCGCAAAGAGCTTTACGCGATCCTCAGCCAGATGGAGTGACCCTGCAAAAGTTGACTTTCGCCACCATGCGGTGAATCCTCCCGCATGGCATCGGCTTTCTCTCAAGCACAGGCAGTCTTTCGCGCGATCCGTGGAAACCCCACGTTGATTGAGGCGAAAAAAGCCGAATATCTGGCTGCCGCGACTGCCATTACATCTACGACCGGCGGGATCCAAGTGGAATCTGCCACAGTCAACGGCCAATCATTTTCCGGCAAAGCAACCTCGACACCCGCCGAGCGTTTACAGATCCTCCAACTCGTGATGAGTATGATTGAGCGCGATTCCGCCGGAAGCCGAACCACCAGAGCTGCATTTCTATGATACTCGACCAATACGGAAACGCCGCTAGTTCATCCTTTCTGCGCAGGCCATCGCGCCACGCCAACCTCGGCGGGGGCGACAGGCCGAGCGAATCGCGGAACCTTCGTGACCTGCACAAGATCGTCACGAAATACGACCGTGAGACGCTGCAATCCGCGAGCCGCACGCTGTATCTCAACTCCCCGCTCATGGTCGGCGCGTCAAACCAGATCGGGATTTACGCAGTCGGCAACGCATGGCTGCCGACCTACAAAGGCAAGGATAAGGAGTTCGGAGATGCTGCGAAATTCTGGCTGAAGGATGAGTGGTATCCCATCTGCAACATCGACGGCGACATCGCGGACTTCACCTCTGACATGTTCGTTGACTCGGTAAGCATCGACCGCGACGGCGAGGTTTTCGAGTATTCGACGCAGACGAAAAACGGCTACCCGCAGATTCAGCAAATCCCCTCGCATCGGATTTCGAGCGGTGAAAAGGATGACGGCATTCAGAAAGATGGCAAATATGCAGGCTACGATCTGTATGACGGCATCGTGTATTTCCCCGGCACATCAATCCCGGTCGCCTATTCGCTTTGCGACGTTGACGGCAAGCACAAGCAGTTCATCGAGAAGAAATTCATCCTCCACGTTTTTGACCGTTACTGGCCGGAGCAACGCCGGGGGCTACCGCTCTTCTGGCACTCCCTCAACAACCTCCGCGACATCATGCAGAGCGAAGAGTGGGAGCGCATGAACCTGCTTTCGATGTCGAGCCTCAACTACACCGTCGAGAACGAGACAGGTGGCCCGGACATGGAAGAACCTGGATACGTTCCGGGCGACTGCGGAAACCTCGCCGTGCAATTCCTGCAAGGCGGGCGCATCATGTATGCCAAGGCCGGAGCAGGTGAGAAGATCACCCAGCATCAGAACTTCCGCCCCGGCAACCCGTGGCATGAATTTTACGACATGCAGGCGCGACAATGTCTGGTCGGCGCCTGCTTGCCAGCAACCCTCTGGAAACCATCCGGGCAAGGCACAGCGCAGCGCGAAGACATCGGCAAAGCGTGCCGCTTCGTCGAGGATCGCCAAGCCATCCTTGAGAAAGTCGCTAAGTGGAGAGTGCGCAAAGCGATTGCGTGGGCGATGGAAAACAACCGCATCCCGCAATCTGCCGACTGGTTCAACTGGGGATTCACTCGCCCGCCGAAGCTCACGATTGACGACGGACGCAGCCTCAAGGAAAAGATGGCTCTCTACGACAAGGGACTGATCAACGCCACCTCGATCCTCGGCGAGCTGTCTATGGACTTGGACGAAAGCATCGACGAGCGCACCGAAGAGGCCGCAAAAACCATCCTCAGCATCCGCGAGAAGAACGCAAAATACGGCGTCGAGATCGACCCGCGCAGCATCCGACTTTTGACAGCCAGCGAGCAACCGCAACCAGACGAAACCCTATCCCAACCATGATTACAATCGAAAACAAAGGCGGCAAGGTGAAGCTCAATGAGCAAGTCACCCAAGACAGCATCAAGCGCATGATCGACGAGATCGGCAGACTCTTCGGAGCGAAGGCCGTTGCCGAAGGCGCAGACTTTGGCGAGATCATGAACAGCGCGGAAAACGCCGTTGACGTTCTCGAACTCGAAATCAACAGCCCAGGCGGCAACGTGTTCGATGGATACACCATCTATCAAGAGATCAAATCTCTGCAAGACCGTGGCGTTGTTGTCAACGCTACGATCACCGGCATGGCCGCCAGCATGGCTAGCGTCATTTGCATGGCCTGTGACAAGGTTTCGATGGTCAAGCATGGTCGCAT